TCTTGTGATGGAAAAACTTTCTGGCAGGTTGGATTAACCAATACATTAGATAACCCTTGTTAAAATATAAATTACCATGTCAAATAATTGCTCAAATTGCTATAACGGATGTACTGAGATCACCTCAGATAAGTGCGTTAAATATACAGGGGTAGATGTCCCTGTTCTAGGAATAAAAAATGGAGACTCTCTATCATATGTAGAACAGGCTCTAATAACTTTTTTAAGTTCTACATTAGATGGAACAGGAATCATTCCTGTAATCCAACCTTCTGATGTATGTTCAAGTGTGGATGAAAACTTACCAAACTGCGATCCTATATCATTAAATAACTGGCTCACAGCTCTTCTAAAATCGTTGTGTGCTCTAGAAGATACAGTGGCTAATATTCCTTCAGGTAATCCAACTGTAGCTTATGATGTAGATTGTCTTTCAGTGAGTGATGCTACAAGTACAGTAGATGTATTACAAGCTATAATATATAAAGTGTGTAATGTAGCTGAGCAACTTACAAGCTTTGTAACATATGTAGATACTACGTACGTAAAGATTTCAGATATTAATACGTACATTCAGAACTATCTAGATACAGCACCAAGTGCGCAACTAGTAGCAAACAGAATGGTTCCATTCTCAATTGTTGCTGCTGCAGGTGGTTCTGCATTTTTAGCTAATTTTAATGCTTCTGGAGCAGGTATTGGTAACTGGGACCGCATCTACTTGTGTAATGGTCAAAATGGAACTCCTGATTTAAGAGGTAGAGTGTTAGTTGGTGTTACTAATGGAATGGGTAGCACTGCACTTGACCCTGCTGTAGATCCTGGTATATCAGGAAACCCAAGCTATGGATTAGGAAGTACACATGGTAACAATAATGTAGTGTTAAGTACAGGTCAACTTCCTGCACATAGTCACGCTAATACTGCAGTCTCTACAATTACTCCAGAAAATCACTCACACTTGTCCGTTGGTGCTGAAAGTGGAGGAACTAATTTAAATGCAAATGATCCAATAGAACCTAGTTATTCTACTGGTGGAAACTTTGGATATGGTTTAAGAAGTTCTACAAATGGAGAAGGGGTCACTGGTAAGACTAATGATGTTACCTTATCTGTAGACACAACAATTACAAATGTTGAAACTGGAGGTGGACAGGGACATCTTAACTACCAACCTGGACGTGGAGTATATTATATAACTTACATACCTTAAAACATAAAATAAAATGGCATACCTACCTGTAAATCCTTGCTGCACTGGTGTAGTTTTAAATAGTCCTTGTGGATGTAGTAGCACTTGTAATTGCAACTCTACTACAAACTCTTGTGGCACCAGTGGTGCACTTTCGAGCACAATTGTATACAATGGTCCTACACTTCCTGGTTCAGGAGTAGAGGCTTGTGATACACTCAATGTTGCGTTATCAAAAATAGATGAGGTTCTTGTACAACTTAAGAATCAAGTAGCAAATAACACTGCTGCTATTTCTTCTATTACAGAACAAATTATTGACATAAACGCACAGATAGTAACAATTAATAACAACTGCTGCCCATCATAATCATGACAGTATTACTAACACTAACTACAGCAGGAACTGATGCTACGGTGTTTGATTTATATTCAAACCTCGATAGTTTTACCACTGCTTTTGAAACAGGCGTAAGTAGAGCATCTCTAATTGCTGGATATTCTAGTGCACTGGTTCCAGATTTTACAACCATTGTAAGAATACAAGCTACAGAAAAGTGTGTAAACTTCATAGACATAGTGTTAGAAAACACAACCACAACAACAACCACAACAACACCACCGTAAGATATGTTGATACAAATAAACATAACAATCCCTCCTGGAGGTTCTGCTGGACCATTTGATTTATATTCAGATGCAAATGGGTACACTGCTCCTTTTCAAACGCAAGTTCCTGCTGCAAGTTTAACTGCTGGATATATTGTTGAACTTCCTGTGGGAGCAACTATTATACGAGTGTGTTCTGTTGGTACATGTGAAAATTGTATTGACATACCAACTAATTGCCCAACAACAACCACTACATCTACTAGTACAACTACTAGCACATCTAGTACCACTACAACAACAACCACTGAGGCTCCTCCATATGAGTTTACATGGGAACTTATTACAGGAACCCCTTTAAATATAGGAAATGTAAAACTTCAAATATTTGTAGACACTATAGAGGTGGTCACTTCGATAATTAGTGTTGGCAATACATATCAATCAGGAACATTATTCCTAACCGCTGGTCAAGTTGTAACAGCAACAATGGGTAATGTTAAAACTGGTACATATAACTTTGGTAACAAGATACTTAAGGATGGACTTTTATATCAACCACAAGACAACTGTACGCCTTGTGTAAATGAGTTAATTACACCACTGTTCTCTCCATATACAATGGGAAGTGCTGATACTATATGGATATTCCAAGGTGATGTGAATTCTCCTACAACAACCACTACTAGTACAAGTAGTACAACAACAACAACCACTAGTACAAGTAGTACAACAACCACCACCACCACATTGGCACCACTTGATTGTGCGTTGAATGGGGGATCAGCTGTAATTGAACCCGTGCCATCTAATATATCAGCGGATGGTCAAGAAGGTGTGGATTGCAATATAGATACACCAAACATTGTATACATTGATCAACAAAATCTTACTACACTAACTGCAGGAGATATTGTATATACTAATGTGGGGCAGACAAATGTATTTTTAGGTGGAAGTTTGTGGTGGAAAATTGCTCCAACTGGTACAAGTGATACATTTAGTGCAAGAATTACTGATGCAGGTGTTGTTCTAGCAACTATAACAATCTGTACTCCCTAAAACAATAAACTATGGCAGCAACAATGACAATAAGACTAACCTCAGCAGGTGTTGATACAGGTAATGTCAATATTTACACAAATGCAGATGGATATACTGCAGTACTAGAATCTACAACAACAGCAGTGCTCACTGGTCCATTTGGGCTTACAAATGTGGCTTTACCTTCTGGTGCAACCATTGTGAGGATACAAAATGTAGGTGTATGTACTAACTATGAAGATATAACAATTACCTTCTAATCATGACAGGAGCAGTACAAATACATACAATAGGCACAGCCCTTCAGACGTTCTATCTTTATTCAGATATCAACGGATTCACTGCACCTTTTGCATCAGGTGTAACAAGAGATGAACTACTAATAGGATATGCAACAGATCAAATACCAAACTCAACAGCAGTCATTAGAGTGATGTCAGTTGATGTTCCTGGTAAATATTTAGATATTAGCACATCACCTGTAGCGTAATGCATAAAAAGTCTTGTTTTGTTGGTTTTACAAGGCTTCTCCTAGGGTTATTAGTAGCCCTAGGAGTTTTTATTTATAACTAAACTCATTATAAATAATAACCTTCCTTAGTAAATTTATTTGTGATATACAAAATAAATTCCCTACCTTTACAATATTTTTTAACTAAATACAACTGTACATGTCATACAATGAATCATTGCTTACCCAGTTGGAGGGACTACTACACTGGAAAAAGAGCAAAAAGTTCTACGCTGAAAAACTGAACATAACTGAAGATGAAGTTGATGAATTAATTAAAGAGCTAAAGAAGAGAGACAAAGATGATGGAGATGAGTTCTTAAAAAATGTATCAAGTGATTTTGAAATTGTTAAGAAAGTAAGCAATGAGAAAGGAACAATCGAAAGTACAATAACATTAGATTACGAACCTAAAGATGATATAGAGCTAGCACAGCTCCACAAAATAGACCTAGAGAGGTATGTGATTACCAACTACTGGTCAAAGGTGCTTCCAAGTGGAAAGTTTACATCATCAGTGTTTTCAAAGAGAAAAACACCAACAGACTACACAGCTGAAGACTTTAGTAAGTTCTTAGAGAACTACAAATCAAACTACATTCCAATCCCCTCACCAGATAGAAATAACAATAGAAACATCATAGATGTTGAGTTATCTCTATCTGATTATCATTTAGCAAAGCGCTATGTTGATGGAGATAATGATCCTGCAGTGAGAGCAAGACGTTTCTTTAATGTGGCTCAAAACTTGATAGAAAAAGTTAGAGCTATCTACGATATAAACAAAGTGGTATTTCCAATATCAAATGACTTCTTTCACACAGATAATTATCAAAACTCAACTACAAATGGTACACCACAAGATATTATATTAGACTATGCTTCTGAATATGAGCTTGGTTTTGCAATTCTTGTAGATACAATAAAGATGTTGAAGACTAATTCTAACCATGTAGAGGTTATATTAGTACAGGGTAATCATGATAGAACTAAGTCTTTCTATCTAGCTCATGCTCTAGACATCTTCTTTACTAATGAGAATAGTGTATCATTTACAAGAGAACATAGTGTTGTAAAGGGTACAATGGTTGGTGAAACGTTTATAGGTTACCATCACGGAAACTGTAAAATAGATGAGTTACCACTTTTATTTGCCACACATCCTACATACTCACAGATGTTTGGTAGAGCTAGATACAGAGAGGTGCACACAGGTGATAAACATCACTACATGGCTAAAGAGATAAAAGGGGTTAGAATACAACAAATGCCTAGCTTGTCTGGAACAGATAGGTGGCATAAGGATAATAACTTTGTACACAGTGTACGAGCTGCCCTAGCTTTAGTTTATGACTTTAAGCTTGGAAAGGTGGCTGAATTTGAAGAAAGAATATAATTATGGCAACATTAAGAAAATTGGTTTCAGATGTGCGTTCTACGCACAAAATCTTATCTACTGATGCACTCATCACTGATAGAGCTATTGCATCTGAGGTGAAGAACAATGCCCTAATGTTAATCAAAAGAGAAACCAATTTAAGAAAACTATGGGCTAGCGATACGCTATTCACCACCATTCCTTGTTTAGAGATGGTGGAAGTGCCTATTTCTGAATGTTGTGATTATGCTGATCCCTGTAGTGTAGCAAGAACTAAATACAAACTTCCTAGAGTGTCTGAAGGAAACTATCAGTATGTAATTCAAGGAGTGTATTCTATAAATGCTATGGGTGGTAAAGGCACCAAACTAAAAGAAATAACAGTAAATCGATATTTAAATCTATTAAAGTTACCCATCATCAAGAAAGAAAGCTACTTCTGGATATCAAATGGATATCTATATGTAAGCAATCCTCTCTTAAAAGGAATCAGACTAGTTGCTTTCTTTGAAGAAGATGTTCCAAACGAACTCATGTATCCAGAGGATTGTGATTGTGGAATATCATACAGCTTAGATGATTTGTGTAAAAACCCATTAGATAAGGAATATGCACTTCCTGGTTATTTAGAGCAGCAAGTTCTTGCTATGACCTCTACAAAACTTCTATCTACATACTTCCAAGTGAAGTCAGATATGAGTAATGAAGGAATAGATGGACAAGCATCCAATGCTCAACCTACGAACTAAATAAGTAATTAATGGCTAGAGTTCCTGTTGATTGGAGAAGCGCAAGCAAGGATAATTATCATGACTTCTGCAAAAAACATCCACTTATAAAACTAACGTTTGATGAGTGGAGAAATATATTGTATGAGTTCAATGAATACTTCAAGCACTACATCCTAGAAACAGGAGAGAAAGAAAAACTTCCTTGTGGCTTTGGAGAATTCTCTATCAATAAAAAGAAGAGAAGAAAAATGAAGGGAGTTGATGGAAAGGAGTTTGTAAACTTACCTATTGATTGGCAAAAGACTAAACAAAAGGGTAAGGTGATATACAACTTCAACTATCACACAGAAGGATATTTCTTTGGCTGGTATTGGTTCAAGAACACTGCTAGATTCAGAAACTCTGATATGTGGTATTTTAAACCCTCTAGAACCACATCAAGACTACTATCACATTACTTAAAAACCGACAATAAATATCAGTACACCTACCATGAATGGAAAAAATAAGCTATGGCATACTACTATAAATATAATTTCATTTCCCCAGAACCCATTTACGCCACTGTAAAGGAGGAGCTAAAAAGCTATTTTGATACAGGAGCTGTCGATGATTTGTTGTTCCCTACCTACTTAGACAAATGTCTTAAGAAGCTAGGAAGAGCTACTTATGTAATCAGTGAGCAAGTTTTGTTCATAGAGGACTTTGAAGCAAGACTTCCTGATAATTTCTATGCAGTGAGAGAAGCATGGATGTGTGCAGAACTCCCAGGCAACCCCTATCCTTCAGCTACATCATTTTACTCTCAAGCAGCAAATGCTACAACTATTCAGATATCTCCACTCACTATAGGAGGAACACCTTGTAATAATCCAAGTTGTCAAAACTCTCGTTGTGATGGAACATGTATGCCTGAGTTGGTACAAGCTGTGTATAAAACAAACAATGCGATAGCAAGATCATACAGATATGAGTATCTACTAAGACCAGGTAATATATCTGCAAGACAGAACTGTGATGTATCATATAGAAATGACTGGAACAACTATGCACCTCCTGTACGTGAATTCACACCAGGTTCTGCAAGCTATGACTCATTTGATATTAGAGATAATAAGTTTGTAACCAACTTCAGAAATGGTGTTGTGCATCTAATATTCTATGCTACAGAATATGATGATATAGGTAATCAACTAGTTCCAGATAACTATCGTGTATCAGAATTTGTTGAGGCGTATATAAAATACAAAGTGTTTGAAACTCTTACAAACCAAACTAATGATGAGACATTCAACCAACTTCAGCAGAAACTAGCATACTACAAACAGCTTCATGATGAGGCCTTTATAATGGCTAGCATTGAGATTAAGAAACAAACTCCATGGGAAAAACAACGTAGAGTTAAGAAAGATCTCAATAGATTTAATATGTATGAGCTTCCCAACCGTACAAATAGATACGGTAGAAGACGTAACAATTAAGAAGAATGGCTACACAGGAAAACAAAAAAAGCACTGAGCAGAGTAACATACGCTTAGAAATGGGTGTTGCTAGAACAGGACTAAACTTGGACAGCTCTATTGATCAAGTAGGTCCTGGAAGACTCACTTATGCTTTAAATGCAGCAGTGGAGAACTTTGATGCAAGCACTATCAATTACCAGAATGAACCTGGTAATGAGTTATGCTTAGATTTTCCCACTGGCTACAAGTTGATTGGTAGCCACTTTATTCCAGAAAAGAAGAAGAACATATTCTTCTTAGCTAACCCAAATACAGGAGATAGTGAGATTGGGTATATGTACAACAATGATTGTCAATACCAAACACTTGTAAATGCTCCCTGCCTTAACTTCAATATAAATAACCCCATCCCTAAAGTTATACATAGAATCACAAACTGTACAACAGAAATCTACTGGACAGATGGAGTTAACCCCAGAAGATATTTAGACATAGAAAACATTCCATATAAACTTATAGCAGGAACTCCTAGCTGTAGTCCTGTATATGGTGATGAATTAGATTGTAACCAACTTAAGTTACAACCTGACTTCTCAATACCTTTTTTAGAGATTTCTGAAGTTGTAAATGTAGGCGCTTTAGTTGCGGGTACCTATCAGTTTGCAGTGCAATATGCAGATGCTTCAGGTAATGAGCTTACCTCCTACTACTCAATAACTAACCCACTTCCAATTGCTGATGAGATTATTACAACAGTAAATTTTAATTATAACGTTGGGAAGTCTATTGTTGTGGGTGTGTCCAATCTTGATTTAACAGGACAGTTTCAATACTTCAACTTAGCTGTAATAAAAACAATCAATAATGTACGCTCTGCTGAACTTGTAGGTACGTACAATATTGAGGAGCCTACAAAAGAAATAACCTACACAGGAGCAGATCAAACAGCTATCCAACTATCTATTTATGATATTCTTGAGAAGTTCCCATATTATGATATAGCTCAAGATGTTACAGCTGTACAGGATGTTATTGTATGGGATAACCTAACATCTATTGATAGAATCAACTATCAGCCTATAGCAAGTCAAATAACACTTAACTGGGAAACACATAGAATACCAGCAACAGAAAACTATGCAAATGAATTAAACGCTGTAGATCTTCGTGGATACATGCGTGATGAAGTGTATGCATTTGAAATCGTATTCTTATTAAAGAATGGTAAGCAGACAGATGGCTTTCATATCCCAGGAAGAGAGCGAGGAGCTAATGAATCTTTCCCAGATATTCCTGACACAAATGATGATTTTATTGGAGAACCTGATTACTATATTGGTGATGTAGGTTATAAGTCTTATTGGAAGGTGTATAACACAGGATCTGTAATAGCACCTTCTCCTGGCCAATCTAACAATACAAACTACAAAGGACCATGGGAATATGGTGAATTTGCATACTGGGAATCAACAGAAGAATATCCATGTAACGATGATGTATGGGGAGACTTAGCTGGACAGCCTATTAGACATCATAAATTTCCAGATGTTCTAGTAAGTCCTATCATTCAGAATGGTGACATTACATACAGTAATGATCAGATTATTCCTGTAATGCAGAATGATGCTGTGTTCCCAATGGGTGTAAGAGTGGATAATTCACAGATACAATCATTGATACAAACCTCTAGCCTAACTGATGAACAGAAAGATGATATTATTGGTTACAAGATTGTAAGAGGAGACAGAGGAACAAACAAGTCTGTAATAGCAAAAGGTATACTTAGAAACGTAAATAAGTATACTAGAGATGAAGAAGACTACTACTATCCAAACTATCCATACAATGATTTAGGAGGAGACCCATTTGTATTAGCAAATAATAATGCATGGGCTCAGCAAGCAGAACCTTGGTTAATTACTTATCAAGCAAGTTCAAATTATCAGTACAACTTTTCTTCAGGGACATGGGCTGTAAATATAGTCTACCAACAAGGGGATGGAGTGTATCAATACACAAGCCCTTTAAATGGTAAAGTGACACAAGCAAAAATTAAACCAGGACAAACTATTGAAATATGTTCTCTTACCAGACCAATAGGTCTAGTAGGTAGAATGACAATAGGTCCTGGTAATTATGATGTTTGGGGATTATCAGCACCAAACTGTGGAGGGTGGGGAGCTGAGTGGATAGATCCTTTTACAAATGATAACTCTCCTGATGTTTATGCTAGTGAATGGTTAGAAGGATGGAGTTGCTTGTGTGCTGAGGCAAATGAAGAAGTATTTGCAAGAGTAGAAGTTGGAGCATCCACAGGTACATATGATGGAGGTAGCACATGTTGGGCATGTCCTTGTCAATCTAATAAAAATAGAGTTTTAAAAGAAGCTTTGGATATGCCTCCTGGTGAAATTACTCGTTCAGATAGGGGAAGAAGATCTACATTAGGTTGTAATGAAGAAATACCACAACCTACACTTGAGGAGCAAGAAGATGGAACAGTAGTGTATCGACAGATATTTAATTCTCCTGATACATCTTTTGGACAACCGTTCTTAGGAAGTGTTCTAAAACTTGAGAGTGTAATGTTTGGTGGTGGTAAAGCTCACTTTGTTCAAGTTGAGGATAATGCTAAGTACAAACTTCTCTCTAAAGAAGCACAAATAGATGCATTAAATAGTGCAAGATCTGTTGCTGGACTAAGTGGCGTATTCAATGCTAGTATTATGTTTACTGTTTACCAGTCCTACCTAACTATCTATGTAAATGGAATTACAAGAAAGAATTACGCAATGTCTTTCAATTCCAGAGCTAACTATGACTACTCATACCCAATTGATAATGGTCTTGGACTAAAACAAAGAGACATTGATTTTACCAGATACTTAATTCCTGGTGTACAATCTCTTCGTGGTGATGAGTTATCAATTAACAACTGGAACAGAGAGACATCTGTTTTTATAAAAACAATAGAGACTAGAGAAGATGGTGCGTCAGTTTCTGCCCTACCGTTTCCGAGTAACACCCCAAGTTTACTTACACCCTCAGGAACTCCTTCCATTGTTGATGATTCTAGATTTACAATAGGTGATAAAGGAGTGTGTGATAAACCTGGAGAAGAACAAGATATATCTGTAGTTTCATATTACGGATCAATGAAAAACATTGTCCTTAATCAATGGGGTCAGATATACTCATATCAAACAATTGACACAGGGTATCAGAAACTTACAGGAACTTCAGGAACTTCTACTGTATTTGGTGGAGATGTATTCATTTCTAGATTTGCATTTAAAACAAAACTTCCACTCTTTATTGATAACAGAGTGAGTGCTCCTGATGATAGTGATGTGTTCTATGATGAGATTGGAAACATTGGTTATCCCAAGTACTGGCACTCTTCAAGATCAATACTAGAAGACTATCCTGGAACAGTTGCTACCCCTTTTGGAGGTAGTGTGAGCGGTATAGAGTTTACAAATATCATATCGTACAAAGCTCATAATTTTGATTGCCCCAGTGACCCTGCTACTATTCCTCCAGGGCGTGGTGCAGCAAGAACATTCTATGATGGGTACTTCTACTTATTTGCATACGGTATTCCTAATTTCTATTGTGAGACTGTTTATAACACAGACTTACGTCAGGCATTTAATAATAAAGAAGGAGACTTCTGGCCTCATGTAAGTTCTGGTATTCCTGATGATTGGTTACAAGAAGTAAATGTACCTATCGCACAGGACAACACATACTATTACAATGTAACCTACTCTAAGCAAAACAAAGAGAATGTATTTACACACCTTCCTCCTGATTGGGAAGAAGATTTGTGTTTTACCTATTTCCCATTTAGAGCTATTTACTCTGATGCAGCTACAGATAGTGCTGATGTTAGAGTTAATAACTGGTTGGTTTACAGAGCTTTATCTTTCCATGATTTCCCTCAGAACTATGGTGCTCTTACATCATTAGACGGTATTCAGAATAAAGCTATACTTGCTCGATTTGAGAACAAGTCGTTGTTATACAATAACCTTCTTACAATTGACACAAGTAATCCTCAAGCTGCGTACATTGGTAATCCTAAATTATTTAGTGGAGCTCCTCCAATTGACTTTGCTGAAACAGATTTAGGATATGTAGGAAGTCAGAATAAGTTCTTATTAAAGATTCCTCAAGGTCAAATCACTTTAGATGCTAAGAGAGGTCAAGTGTTTTTGGTTGCAGGTACACAAGTAACAGACCTTACAGGATTTGGCTCAGGTGTTAGTCGATTCTTTATAGATCACCTTCCATTTGAAATACTACAATATTTCCCAAATGTGCCAACAGATAATCACTTTAATGGTATTGGGGTTCATGGAGTTTGGGACAGTAGAATGGAGAGAGTGATTATTACAAAGCTTGATTATATTCCTATTGATGATAGAGTTCAATATGACGAGACTACAGGAGAGTTTTACATAGAAAGAGGTGGAGCTGCAATTGTTGTACCTCCTCCTTTCCCTGAACCAGTAATGCCAGAACCTGAGCCAGTAATGCCAGAACCTATAGACACCATTAGTAGAACAACAACAACCACTACTACTAATAAACCAGTAAGGCAACAAGTATATCTAGAAGACCATACTTATTTCTGTAATAGATCGTGGACTATCTCCTTCTCATTCAATACAAAGAGTTGGATTTCTTTCCATTCATATATTCCTAATTTCTACATAGGAGAAAACAACTTCTTCTATTCAGGAACAAATGGATGTTGTTCAACTGATGGAGTTCCTAATTTACAAGTGTTGGCTGGCACCTTATTACCAGTTAGTACAATAACTACAACTACAGCTGTTCCACCACCAGTTACTCCAACAACTACCACTACCAGTACTACAATAGATGATACACTAGAAGATGGGGTATTTATTCCTACAGATTGTGATCTTGTTGGAATAGGATTGATTACAGTTCCTCCAACAACCACCACTACAATTTGTCAAAGACCACCGTCTGCTGTATTTGTTCTTTTTGAAGGCTATCAAATTATAGGAGAACCCTCCCCAGTAATCTCATCTGGAAGTGCTCAAGAAGCTTGTGATGCTAGTAAATTTATACCGTTAGCATCTAATCCAGAAGATCCTTCTAATACAGTTCTTGCAATTACATTTGCTGCTCAAGCTCAGTCATTAAATGTAGGTCAAACTATATACTTTGGAGAAGGAACTAATTGTACACTAGTTTCTGATGGATGGTACTTTACTTCGCAAACTGGATCTGAGAATTATGTATTCTATGTAGGTGGTGGAGTTATTCAAGATTTATACGATTGTAATTGTGTACAAACTACAACAACAACAACTACTGTGACACCTTATATAACTGAGTGTTGTTCTGTTATAGTTGATTTAGGAAATGACGTGTTAACTGCAATTAATATTGATAATGATATTGTTAACTTAACTATACCTGGATTTACAACAACTACAGCAATTGCTCTTACATCTAATAAGCTATGGTCACTTTCTTCTAATATTGAAGAATGGGATATTATATTGAATCCATTTGAAGCAACAGCTAGCAGAACAATTACATCTCCTGTAGGGTTTGGAACTGCTTCTGGAATAGCAGCAAAGGACAACTTGACATTAATTGCTGCAGACAACACTGTTTCTCCAGAAGAGATTGTAGAGATAGATATTACTACAACCACATCTACAATGTCTACAGTAATTATACTTCAGGCAAACAGGAATGCTTTTAGTAATCCTTTATATACTACTGATGGAAAATTATTAATTGTAAATCAAGATAGTGTATCATCTGATTACTATCTATCTCAATATGACTACTCATCAGGAACATTAGACGTTGAAACAAATATGGGATCTGTGGACGCAAATGTACTATTTGAGTGTAATTGTGTAATTTGGCTAATGACAGCTTCAGGTGACACCTATTTTGTTTCTCCTGATTCTTCATATTCTTTGATTCCAGGAAGTAATATAGGTTTTGGTTCTAATATAACTTCAGCCTCTCAGATACTATCTTGTGTAGGTCAGGCTTTAACTAATCAAACCACAACAACAACAACTAGTTCATCAACTACAACCACTACCACTACACTATCACCAACTTGTAATGAGTATGAAGTGACTGGACCAACAGCATTGTATTATACAGATTGCTATGGACAACAGAGAGCTCTAAGTGTGTCTTCTGGACAGACTCAGAATGTGTGTGCAAGTGTAGCAATTCCTGGAGCAACATTAATCGGAACTTGTACATAATAAATTAACTATGAGTAAGCCTATTGTAATAAAATTAACCTTTTCAGGACCTAACGCAGGACCCTTTGATATATTAACTGTATCAGAAGAGGTTTTGCGTGCAGACGTTTCTAGAGAAGAGCTTATTAATGGAATAGTAGTTAACATAGATCCAGTAGAAACTTTAATAGTTATTAGATCAAAAGGAGAGTGTCAGTTTGATCAAACAGTTGTTCTAGAAAATATTACAATGCAAGAGTATGAAAATGCTACGTACACTCAAGACACTACAGGATGTTTGTGGACACATTTAACAAATACAAGTATATACAATTACTATTATGGAAA